CTTGTTAAAATACCATCGACAGATTTAATCTTTAGTGTTGTATCTTCGCCACTATCTGGACCTTGGTGTATTAATTTAAAATCAACTTCATTCTCTGTAACACCAGGCGGATCAGCAAACTTGGCAATATATGTAGTATTTGGGTGGTGCATACTATCCGCACCAATTGTTATTATTCCGTCATGAACACCGGCTGGTGCTATAGACGAAACTGTTATACCGCCAGTACCAGTAAATTCTATAAATTGTGCTGTAGAATTTGATGCAGCATCTGTTTCGGTAAAAGTAATTCTAGTATCAACACCGGCAGCAGATGCATTAGCTTGTAGCGTAGAAGTAATTTGAAGAGCGGCTGCACTGATACCCAAAGTAGCATTACCTGCACCATTACTATCAACACTAATTTCAATACCGTTTGCTCCAGTAACACCTAAATTAGTTGTAGTAATTCCAGCAACAGGGCTAGAATCATTTAAAGTTATAAAACTATTACCACCAGTCTGATTTGCTGTAATCGTACTTACAGCTTGAAGATCAATTCCAGATATTGTTATTGCATCAGAGGCTTGAGATACTGAAATACCATCGGCACCTAAAAAGCTAACCTGATCATCTACCGTATTATTATCAACATCAGTTTCAGTGAGAATTAGTTTAGATCCGCCCGTTACATCACCGCTTGATACTGAATAAGTTTTAACTAAAGAACCTGCATCAACTACTAATGAGTTTGTACCAGAACCATCAATATTGATTCCATTAAGACCAGTAACTGTAATAGTTTCAGTTCTTGAGACCCCATTAGAATCAATATTTAATTTTATTTGTCCATTATTAGATGCTGTTCCATCGCCCTGTAATTCATACTTAGTTTGTAATCCAAATACCGATCCTTGCGTAAGTGTCCATGTTATTTCTATAGTGCCCGCTGCGCCGCCATTATCAGTATAAGTAACTAATATATCATCATCACCAGACATAATATTACCAACAGCATCTTGTGCTCTTTCGTCTGTAAAGTATAAATTATTAGCACCTTCTGGTAATCCATCTGTATTAGTAATACCTTCAAATTCAATTGTTTTAGTTGCTTGATTAACATTAATATTACCTATACCGCCACCGGCAGCATCATATACAGAGTTATTATTAGTATTTTCGTGCTTTAGTGCTATAAACATTCTAGCAGAATCAAAATATAGATTTAATCCTGATGGTCCTTCCGGAACGTCATCGGTTGTTAAACCCTCTTGTCTTCCGGTACTAGTCCCTATTTCTGTTATGGTAGTCGAAGAATCTTCGAAATTAAATTTTATAGACCCGTCTTCCATAACAGCAAAAACAGCATCATCTACAGTTGTGGCTTCTAAATTAGCATTTTTATTGGAAAATATACCAAAGAAATTATCTTCTTCGTTATTATTATTGTCTAAGAAATTAAATATACTTTGCCGTGCCGAAATTGCTATACTATTACTACCGTAACCTAAAGTATAACCAAGATCAATCATTTCATTATTTAAATTTTCTCTATACATTCTAAACTGTTGTACATCTAAATCGCCACCTAGTTGTGGTGTTTGATCAAATACAATATGTAAATTACCTCTATGAAAATTTATAAACCCGTTTTGTAATACGCCATCATTATCAGGAACTTCAAATGCTATCTTATCACTAAGATTATCTCCAACTTTAAGAACCATTGTTCTCTGAGAATCTTCTTCTGATGTAAGATAAATTCTAGCACTATCTTCATTAATACCACTAGCAGTAAAAGATGTTCCTTCAAATGCCATACCTTTATATCTACCTTCGGTAAGCATAAGAGTATTATTAATTTTAGTATTATGATTTTCATCTATCCAAGCCTCTCTTTTACCGTTCCAAGACGATAAAGAGTTTGGCTGCTCTGGACCATATGTGTGAAATGTGCCTCTTGTAATACTAAATGTTAAATCTGCATATAGAGAAGCTGAAGAATCATCACTACTTATTTCATGTGCTTTTACGGTCCCATTAATACCGGTTTTCTGAAATACTGCAGCATACGGATTTCTAATAGGACTTGTTGGTGCATTATAGAGTTTCATTAATCCTTGGTCGAAGGCAGTAGTTCTGAGAGTATCATTTACATTTGCTATCCAAGCATCATATGATGTTATTGCACCAATATGACCATTAGTCATATTATTAATTGCATCAGAAAGTAAAGTGGAATTTGAGTCTGATCCGTGTGTATCAAATGTAGTCGAAGAAAGTTTTGTGCCGACAGTATCAAATGTAGTAAGATTTAATCCTCTACCATGCCCATGATAACCTTTTAATAAAATAGGATTTTGATTAAACTCAAAATATTCTGTTTCGTTATCGATGTAAAGATATGCTGGAGAATTATTATTTAATCCGGTTCCCCTCATTTCTACATATGCAGAACTTTGAGGTAAGCCACTTAAATCAACTTCTTTTATAAGCTGATACGAATTATCTGGATCTTTCCAGTATAGTATTTTTGATCTATCATTATAAAATAGTCTACCAGTATTCATTACTTGATCAACACCGACACTACTATCTAAAATATAATATCCAGAAGAATTAACCCCAAATTCATCTTTTTCTCTATCTGAAACAAAGGTATAAATTAAATCATTTTTTAAATCAAATATATTTTTATCGTTATCTTCGGTTGTAAATAAAATGTTTGTTATAACAGCATTAGTCTGGTTTTGTGTACCAAATCCATAAGATGTTTCTGCATTTAAAAACGGCTCTAAAAATGTACTGCCCGCTGCTATTTCTTCTTCTATATTTAATAAAATTACAGTTTTTAATTCTGGATTTTCTATATCTGTAGAACCAAATTGATTTGTTGCAACAAATAATATATTATTATCTTTATATCCCCATACAGTTGTCTGACCAGCAGAAACCCAATCGCTAGTAGATTGCCCATCAAATGTTGGTGTAACTGGTGCTGGTGCCATTCCTCTTGTCACCCAATCAAAATCAAAGTAATATTCATCTGATTGTCCGTAGTTGTAAACTAAGCCCCATGAAGGTGGGTTTACAGCAATATGGTCAAGCTCTAAATAATCACTATGCTCTTGAAGAATGCCTTTTGGTCTCCTAAAAGCACTAATAGTATATTCTCTACCTCTTATTTTTAGCTGTGCTACTACTAGAAATATTGGAAAATCTGTAGCTGTAGTAGAACTAAATGTTGCTTTTATATTATATGAGTTATATCTTTTAGGTGATATAAAACCAGCAAATGTTCTTGGTGCAAAATCACTATAAATGCTATTAGTGATTTCGTCATATCTTAATACTTGAGCGTCTGAATCATTAAAAGGAAAGGTAAAATTTTCAACGGGATCACTATCAAATTCTCTTATATTATAGTGAGAAAAATTACTGAACTGATCGTAGTATTTGTACTTACCCTGAGAATCCATAGACTCAAGTTGAGTGTCTGGAATAAACTCTTTTTCTTCATTTAACTGATCATCGTCAAATATAAATCTACCAGTTTTAAGTGCATAATCTAAATAATATGCTTCAGATGCTTCTCCATAAGATAAGAATTGTCCATCTTTTCCAGAAAGATTTAAAAGTAAATTATCTGAAGATAAAGATAAGTCTGAATCAGCGCCTGGTGTTACAGAGTCTGCATAACCAAATAAATCTGGTTCTATTCTCCAAGCTTGAACATCGCTATCATAGTATATTTTTACATTACTATCTTTAGACCATTTTAATCCGCCACTATCTAAAATATACTGGTTGACTTCAAGAGATTTTGCTACAACAGCACCAGTTTCATCAATACTAAAAATGGCATTATTTTTATTAATAGTATCAGTATATGCATTTAAATTGTTATATAGTGCCCAATAATTTCCGGTTTCGCTATTATTGACATCTAAAAAATTATGTATAGATTGTAACGAAGTAATTGCTACACTATTGTCTCTATCAGTTGGCTCGTCGTAATCTAAATCTAATGTATTACCGCTAAGTGCTGATCCAACACCATATATTTTCTGACCATTAATTTCTAAATCTGTGATAAGAGTGTTAGCTGCCAAAGTATTTGTGGCAATATGTTCAAATTGAGCAGAATCACCTTCAATAAGATTCACATATGCTAAATGTCTAATATGAGCTGAGTCAACTCTCATTCCATTAATATATGCGGAATCTATAGTAAGACTATTTGTTGGTGAACCAAAATCAGATTCAAATTCGTCCACTGGCAACACATCTAAAAATACTTGCGCAGGATTACCATTTGCATATATTGTAAATATAATATCGGCGGCTGTGCTTTCTATCCACTGCCCATTTTTTAAAGAACTTTCAGATTGAGCAACTGCAGTACTTAATCTAAAATCTAATACTCTATTTCCTTGAGGATCAATTATTGTGTCTTCATCAAGATATAGTCTAACTGGAACATTAGACGTATATAACTTTTTATCTGGTGGATTAGTTCCAGTTTGTATGGCTGAAGAATTAGGAAAAAAACTATAACCAGGTAATGTTTCATCGGTAAAAAACCAACCACGAATATAATCTGGATTAGGTGGAGTTTCTAAGTCGACCGAAAACTCAACCCAAACGGTATCATAATCAATCGTTCTAGCAATTACGCCAGGGGAACTAGAGGGATCTATTGTCCCTCTTTGCCCTTTGTTCGTGATATAGGAAACTAAATCATACATTATTTAAACTTCGAGCTATTCGTTATCAGATTCAATATTATCTATCTCATCCGCTTTTTCTTTATTTTCGTCTTCTACATCTTGTTCCATATTTTTCATATCTTCTTCAGAAAACTTTAGAACATTTCTCATAACCCAATCTTTAGTATAGTACTCTCCAACATACTGTTGCATCATATCAAGAGTTTGAATACGTTCTTTTAATATCTCACTTTCTTTAGATTCCGCAAAATAATTATCTCTAGCATAGTCAATCTTAAAATTAATTTTATGATTATCCCAATCAGCATCGGTAATAATCTTTTTTAAGATAAGCTGTTTCTTTAAAATATTTAAGAATAGATGACTAAACTTTTTGCGTAGTCTATCAATAAATTTTTGAAATTTAACTTCATCTCTTGATATTTCATTTGATCGACCGAGAGAAAATTGTGCTTCTTGTTCTAATCTACTAATAGGAACATTGAGTGATCTATATACACGTTTTTGAAAATAAACAATATCATCTATCTGACCAAGATTTTCACCTCCTGGTAGAGTAGAGATTTCAGTACCTCTACCGCCCTCTCTACGAGGTAACCAAAAATCTTCCAACATAGACATATGTTTGCGATCGTCTCTTAACTCTCCGTTCTGAGCATCATATACTAATTTATTACGATACTTTGTCATAATATTTTTCATATATTCTTCTGCTTTACCCTTCGGAAGATTACCTACATCAATATAAAAAATTCTTCTTTCTGGTGCTCTAGCAAGTCTATAGATAACAAGCGAGTCTTCCATCATTCTTAACTGGTTAATCGGTTTAATTGATTTGTGTAGATGAGATACTACTTTTTTTCGAGTCTCATCAAGCAAACCAGATGTGACATAACTAATTGAATCAAGAGTAAACTTAACTGCATCTTTCTGCTGTCCTGGTTTTTCTTGATAAACATAATATTCGTTTACGCTATCTATAATATCGGCATTAGTAAGAGGATCTTTTTTCTTCTTTACCTCCTTCATTTTACGAATCTTCATAGCATCAATAAAACGAATATCTTGAATGCCAGCTTTTTCATTCTTTTCGTCAACTACTAAATGGTGATATATTCTACCATCAACATACCATCTTCTAAATATATCGTGGCCATTTTCTTCAAAGTTTAACATACCCAAAATATTAGTAAATTCTTCTTGTACTTGCTTTTTAATGTTTTCTGGAAAATCAACATCCTCAAGCGTAAGGCTAATAGGATCAGTATCGTCGCTTCCTACTATTGATTCATTAACAATGTCTTCAATAGCATTGTCAACTTCGGGGTGTACTGCTACACCACGATATTTTCTTATCATCTGATAGTTATCTTTTGCAGCACTTCCATCAATATCTAAGTATTGACCAAAGTGACTACCAGATGCAGTAATGTAACCAGCACCGTCATCATCAGCTTTTGGTACAACTGATTTAATCTTCTGCTGGGCTTTTTCAGATGAATTGGCTCTTTTGATTTCAAATCCAAAGAGTTTAAGTGAATTATCTGCCATAACTATCCTTTAACTATATAAAGGTTAGGGGAATAACTCCCCTAACCAAATTATATTTATTCAACTTTTAAGAAGTTACAAATCCATCAGGAGCGATTGACTCCCAATACTGAATCTGAAATTCTACGCCGAACTCTTCAATTGTATCCACATTTTCATATGATACATCAATTGCACTAATAGCAGTTGGAAAGATACCTCTAAATCTATATTCATAGAGAACAGAACCATCTTTATCTAACTGTTGTACAGCTGCATCAACTTGGTAATCATCTGGATTAGTGATACCAGTATTTGCTTGGTGTTGGTTAATACCATTCATCCACTGTTCCATTGATTTTCTGATATTAAAATCAGTATCATTGATAACAGTAACTGCCCAAGGTTCGAAAGTTCTATCCCCAGCCATTTGCAACTGACGCCCTCTATATGCCACAGGAATAGTTCCCATAACAGAAGCCGGCATTTGAGCTGCTTTGATCATGAATGATGCGAGTTCAACATCCCCCGCTACATAAGCAGGGAAACTAAGTATTACTTGAAAGAGGTTAGGACGTGCCCCACCACCTTTAAGTTTTGATTTAAAATCATTTACGCCTAAAATTGCCATTTTTTTGTACCCCTATTATACTGCGCCGACGACTTCTTCAAAAGAAACGCCAGATCGTACAGCTACAAAATTAAGAGTAATGAAGTTGATTGATCTTGCGGGCTTAATGAAGATATTTGCTATAAATTGATTAGTATCAATTATTTCTGCGGTGTTATTAGTTTCATCGCATACTAATTTAAAGTCAGTAATACCTCTTC